GCACTTCTTTCACTATTGATTTCTTCGTCTCGTAGGGAGGTAAAGCCTTCTGGATCTATAATCTCCACCATTTATCCTCCTATCTAAGTAATGCTGAATATTCTGGTAATTCTTTTGCTATGTTGCCGTCAAATTCAATTACTTTTCCATTCTCTACATCAATATAAACTCCAGGTGATTTACCTTTTGTTTTATATTTACCATCTTTAAATTTAATGTTTGATCTTGGATTTTTTCCTGCTTCTCTTAATGCTGGTGCAACTTTTGTATCAAATGCAGCATGGTTATATGCTTTGCTACCATCACCGTATTGTCTTCTATAATCAGCTAATGCTCTTTCTAAATTAGCTTCTGGTCCATATGTTTTACCAGGGCCATATTTTATGCCAAGTAGTTCAGCTGTCTTTTTTCTGATTTGATCAGGAGTTGCATTTCTTGGTAACATTGCTCTTGCTTCTTTTTCTGCCGTTAATACACTTTGATTTTTTTTATTCATCTGTGATGATATTGCTGCTGATACTGCTGCTTGTTTTCTTTTAGCCATTGCAGCTCTTCTCATATCGTCTTGTGTTGTAAAAGTTTTATAACCTGATTTTAAGGCTTCTCCTATAGGAGTCCCTGTTGCTATATCTAAACCAAACTGACCAATAGGTAATCTTGTTTTAGGCATTGGTGCAAACTCATCCATTGCAGATAAGATATTTTGAGTTGTTCCTCTAATCATTTCTGGATTTAAAGTTCCATTTTGTAATTGTTTTCTATCAGTAAGCCCAGTCATGATACCATCATTAACTTGGCCACCTCTTCTAAACATAGGTCTTTTTAAAGTTCTAGACACTAGTTACCAAATCCTTTCGGAAACAATCTTCCATAAATATCTGCTCCTGCTAATCCATATCCTAGTGCTTGTGCTAACGGACTAGCTGATGGTGCTGTAGCGGCTGTTGGATCTAAACGCACCGCACCTGCGCCTGGTGTTATTTGTGCAATACCTTGACCATACATATTTAATCTGTCTCTTGGATCTTGAACAGCCATCTGTGCTGCTTGTCTTTGTGCATCAAGTATAGCTTGGTTTTGTGTTTGTTGTGCTGAACCTAATGTGCCAAGACCAGATATTTGTGCTCTGCTAAAGTCTTGTGCTGCTCCACCTAAACCTTGTTGTAGGTTTGCAATACCCATTTGGTTTGCTAAATCTTGTTGTCTTCTATTTGCTGCATTTTGAAAACCTGTTTGTCTTAAACCTGCTAATGTTTGTGCTCGATTCTGGTCGCTTTGTGCCTGATACTGGGCTCTTTGTACACCTTCACGTCCACCGCCAAAAGCACCTGGTACACCTAGTGCAGCTGCTGCTTGTTCATTTGCTCTGATCTTTGCTTGTTGATCAAAGTCTTGCATCGTTGTGTCAATAACTTGTTGTTGGTAAGGTGACATGTAAGATTGAATTGATCCTGCTCCTGTACCTGCGCCTGTTCCAGTCAACGCTGTACCTGCGTCTGCCGCTGCTCCAGCTTTTGTTAAAAATGGTTGATAAGAGCCAAGGCCTGTTGAAGGATCTGTTGCTTGTGCATATGCTGCTGCTTGATAAGGATCCTGTGCTGCAACTTGCGGTGCAAGTTCTGCCATCCCTGCTCTTCTAATACCAAACTGTTCAGCTTGTGCTTTTCTATTTGCAAATTGTTCTGAAGTCTCACCAGGTTGTTGAGTTGTTGCAGTTGTAATACTTGGTATACCTGCTTGTCTTGATAAATCAGTTAGATATGTTTTCTGTGCTGCTTCTACAAACTCTGGTGGAAGTGTTCTTGATTCTGTAATACCGCCTGTTTGAAGACCAACTCTACCACCTGTAGCTATAGCTTGTCTTTCAAGTGTATCTTTAGCTTCTTCAATTGCTTCTTGTTGACTGAAACCTTGTTCCATAAACTCTTCGACAAGTCTCATAAACTCTCTTTCATTTTCGTCCATAGACGCCATTTTTCTTGGTTGGTCTTTTCTTTTAACCATTTCGTCTATCATCATTTCTATTTGAATAATTTCATCGTCACTTAATTCGTTCAAAGGTTTACCAAATTGTTTCATGGCTATTGATTCCATAACCTGGTTTCTTTCATCCATTGCATCTGGCGCTGAAGCCATCATCATATTTTCCATTAAGTAACCCTTCTCTCTAAATTTTTCATTGTATCATACATCTTTTGTGCTCCTTTTTCAACACTGCCGTTGCCTGCTCCTCTTACAGCATCCGCTGTAAATACAAACTCATTCTTTGATAACATTGCTGGAACGTCATCTGCTTTTTCTTTTATACCAACTGGTACGAATCCACCTTTAGCTCTGTAATCTAATTCTGTGATACCACCTTGATTGACTCTAGGCTCACCCATAGGCATACCACCACCTGCTAGTCTTTTTAGTTTAGCCAGATCTCCAGGTTGTCTTCTACTTTGATAAGGTGCCTGTCTAATAGATTCTAGATATTTACGAAAAGCATTTGCTTCTAAACTACCTGTAAAATCATAACTATATCCACCTGGTAATGTAACTGGAACCATAGCCGCTGTTCCAGCACCTTGCATTACTTCAGGGTTATCTTTTTTAAACTGTTCAAACCCAGATAATAATTGATCTTTAGGTAAAGGGTCGTTGTAGCTTAGAAAACCTGGTTGAGTAGGTGGATTTAATTCTCTCTCTGTTAAAATTTCTTCGTCTGTTTTTACTGGAGGCACTGGTCCTCCGATTAAAGATTCTTCTTCTGTTGGTGGCATGTATTGTGAATCATCAGGTACTAAAAATTCGTCACCTAACATTTTTTCTACTTTAAATCCTTCAGGAGCAGGTTGTCCTGGTTGCCAATTTATTTTTTTAGAAAAATCAGTTTCCATAGGAGGCATTGGTTGAATTATTTTTCTAGGTGGTTCCATAGGCATTATTTTTTCAGGTGGTTCTATCGGTTGTGTAATAGGCATTACTGGTAATATAGGTTGAACATCCCCACCTGGAGGTTGAACTGGTTTAGATATTGGCATATCAGGTTCTATAGGTGTTGGTGTAGGTGCAGCTATTCTTTGTGGTGCAACATAACCTGGTAGCCTGCTTCTTGCTGCTTGAAACTGTTGTGATACTGCTTGTTGATTTGCTAAATTACGTCTCATGTTTTCTGCAAGTGTATTTGCCATAGTAATACCACCCGTTTGATAACCGGCACGTCCACCTGACATCATATTGTATCTTGCAACAAATGCATCTTTGCCTGCATCATCCAATGAAGAATACTCTTTATCAAATTTAAAATAGTTATCAAAATAACTTCTCATTTTTTTACCAACGTTTTCTTTTCTTCTTGCTAGATATTCTTCCATAGTCTCACCTTCTTGTTGAGGTGGCTCTTCTGCTATAAAAGCACTATAAAGATATGTTGCTGCACTAGTTGCTCCACCAACTAATATTTGTTGTTTTACTAATGAAGGTAAATTTTTTAGTATTGGAACGTCTTTAAATAGTCCTGTCGCGTCTCTTATAAATCCTACACCTTTTCCTGTTGCTATTTTTTTACCTGCGTTTGCAGTTTCTTCAAAAGGATTTACTTTATCTTTTTGAAATAAATTTTTTAATGATGTTGTTCTTGAGGAATTTAACGGAGAAGTAAATCTATCACCTGCTGTTCCAAAAAAATTTTGTTGTGGCCCTGCTCCACCTAACATTCTAAGACCTTGTCCTCCAACATAAGTTCCAAGACCTTGTTTAAGTGCATCACTGATACTGCCTCTTTGATCATAACGACCAATACCTCTCATTGCTGCTGCAATACCAGGATTAAATGGTGCAACAAACGGTGCAGCTTTAACTGCAATGTCTGCTAATTCATTAGGTATAAGTTTTCTAACAAAATCTCCAATACCATATTTTTGTCTAGGCACGGCATTCATGATGCCACCTTTTGCACGTAGTTGTCTTCGCATTTGAGATCTTGTAATCATATATATTAAATTTTGTTTATATTAAAAAGGCAGGTATTTAACCTGAATTTATACTAATACTTGTTTTTAACAAGTAAATCAAGACTATGTTGTAACTTCTCTAGGCTTAGATTCAAGCGCTGATAAGATTACATGTAGTCGATTAGCCGTAGCTGCAGTCACTTTTAATACTTCACTTTCCTGTAGTACTAAAGGCGCTGTAAGTAATTCTGTTGTGCCATTTGCTGATATTGATTTAGTCTTAAATAAACTAAATACAGCATCTGATGTATCAGTAATAGTGATCGTTATAGTATCTGCATTACCAGAGTCTTCTGATACTAATATAGACTTTATAATAGCAGTGGTTGCTGATGGCACAGTATACAATATTGTAGCTGATGTAGAAGTTAAATCTACTTTTTTATTTACAAATGAATTAGCCAAAGAAATATGCCTCCGCTTCTGCTTCGTCTTTTAAATCTTGTTGATAGGTAGTATTTAATTTTTGCACTATGCTATCCACATCTCTTACAAAAGACTGTTGAGTTTGTTGATCATACTCTCTATCGGGTTGTGTTAATGATTGTACAATTCTAGCCATTATCTTCTTCCATCTGGTTGATAGTCTATTCTAAAAGTACCTACTTTCCAAAACTGACCTGTGCTTGTGTTGTCTATTTTTAAAGAGATTGATCTAGCACGCGCTCGTGTATCTATCTTTTGTGTGCCTGATGTTATTGTAAATGGACCTAAGGAAGAGCTTGCTTGTGTATCATTTGGAAAATCTCTTAAATTTAATGTAACTCTAGTATTTCCTGTTTGTGCTAAAAAATCTGGTATAATTCTTCTTATTTTCATCATAAACTCACCATCACCAGCAAGCCCTTGAGTACCTATATCAAAATCTCCAGATTCAATTGATGCAGTAATTGCAGTTGTCAGACCTTCTTTAACTTGATTTAATCCTGTTTCATGTTCGTAATAAGTTGATGTACCATCACTATTACCATAAACATAATTAGTATCTGTTGTTGCAGTTGTGCCACTTGAATCATATTCTGTTGCATGAGGTTTACCAAATACAGCAGAATCTTGCCATGCGGATCTAGCTAATGTACCACTAGTCCATACTGGTCTCTCGGGACTTGAGTCAAGATAATTGTATGCAACCATTCTATTTACAGTCTCTGAACTTGAACTTGGATAGAACCACATAATTTCACCAAACAAATTATTTAATCCTGCATTGATGTGTTGTTTAGGAGTTGTGTTAATATCGTCAAAAACAAAATCTTCAACTAAACATGGTAATGATTCTAGTTTACCAGTGTATCTAAAAAAACCATTTTCTGACATCCAATAAGCAGCACCATCAACTTCAACAGCTGCATTTTGTCCTATTAATCCACAGTTAGTACCAACTTGTTGAAATGAAAAAGTAAATGGTGGACCAACAAAACGCATAATAAATAATGCAGTATCAGTCCAAATATAAATTGCATCACGACCACGTATTGCTCCCATAATTTTTGATCCATCTGCAAGTCTTTGTGTACCTGCAGTATTGGTTGCACTAGGTGCATAAGTATTAATATCTTCTTGAGACGAAAATCTTACAAACATTTCATCTTTTGTGGATTTTGTTCCAATCGTTGTTTCTGTTCCAAAAAATATTAAGTGACGATCCGGTGTTGATACTAAAGTAAATGCAGAAGCTGTTGGTGCACCGCTTATAATTGTTGCTCTTGTGCTGTTGGCATCTGTTGGATTTGAATTCCATTCAAATGTTTCACCGCCATTAATTGTTGCAATTAGTTTATTACCTAAATTATCTAAAGACCATAAACCTGGTGCAGTTACAATATCTCCTGATGTTGCAGCATTCCATGAAAAAAAGTTTGATGCATCAGTTACCGTTGCACCGGAAGAATGTGTTGCAGCGGTCGTACCAGAAGCACCTCTTGTTAAACCTGATAATGTTCCCCCACTATTTGACGTATATGTAATTAATTCTGTTCCTACAATAACTGTTCCTGAAGATGGGAAAGAAGATGAACTTGCCATTGTTAATGATGTTACACTTGCATTTATTTCTGATGATAGTGTTGATGTAAACTGACCTGCTTGTTGCCCGCCCCATGATCCAAGGCCCCAACCTGTTGTTGCAACTTCAATTGCTGGTCCTACAGGATAATAATGTCTAACACGAATACCACCTGATGTAGATGCTCCTGATCCCGATTCATTAGATCCAGTATCAATTGTGAGTGTCGTATCTGTTGGTATTGACGTTACCATAAATTTATTGTCATTAAAATTACTAGCGCTAAAATTAGAATTAGTAATAGATGAAAAACTATCTAACAATATTATATCAAATTTATTGATATTATGTGCTGAAGAAAAAGTTAATGTAACAGTTGAAGAACCGTTAGTTGTAGAAAAAGCTGATGTTAAAGTTGTAGTAGATTTAATTGGGTGTATGTCATAAAAAATACCACCAGAATAAACATAAAGTATTCTGTTTGTGCCTAATGCTGCATATTTAATACCTGATGTATTTACAAAATGATGGATAGCGGTGTTTCGACCTGTAATATCAACAGACCCTAATTGAGACCAACCACCTATTTTTTCAGGTGAACCATATCTAAAACGAACATTGTCACCACTAACCCATTGGCTTTCACCACCGGTAGATGTAACTTGTTTATTAAAACCTGGTGCAAATTTAACTTTTTGAAGCATAATTTACTCCTTAGGATTATCTGATCTTACTTTATTATAAGCTGTTTTATAAGCATCCCATTTTGTACTGTCTCCATTTATTTCTTTTTCACAGTATGCTTCTGCAAATTTTTTTAAATTAGGGTAAGATCTTTCTCTTTTTCTTGCATAGGTTTTAGCGTTATATGCAGTTTGTAGTTCAGCTTTTTTTGCTGAAACTTGTGACCAAGTAAAATCTTGTGTATCTTTAAAAACTGCAACTCCATTTTCATCAGCACCAGAAATAAATTTAACATTAGATTTATACTCTGTTTCATTAGTAGGTTCTCCATCTACTACAAATCCTGCTGTACTATCTAATTCTTTTATTGCTTTTGCTACGTCTGTCATAATATCTCCTTAAGCTCCTATTTCCATAAGTGTAATTGTTGATGCTGTTCTAAAGTTACCTTCATCATTTTGACTGGTTGATGCTCTATTAATATAAACTGTATTGTTACTTCTAGTTTGAACTTTATACGTTGTCGCTGAAGTGGTTGATGGACTATCCAGGAAAGTCCCACTATTACTTTCTTGAGAATATTCCTCAATTGTCATACCAGTAGAAAATCCTCTACCTCTACTACTATCAGCATCTCCTAGATAAATAACTGTTGAACCTCTTAGCAATCTAAAGTTTGCTACGTTCACTGCTGTAAGACCTTGACCCATTAAAGATATTTGTACAAGAACTTTGTTTGATGATGATGCTGGAGTAATTGCAGCTGATAAACCAATATCAACGTAAGAATTATTTGGGTTACTTGCATAAGTGTCAGTTTTTGTCGATGAAACCACCTGTAAAACTTTTCCTGCTGCTGATATACTTCCAGCATCTATAACTGTAGTTCCATTTGATATAATAGCCATTAGCTTATCTCCTCTAATTTAAATTTATATTTTTTATTGTTAAGTCTGTTTAGTAAGAACAAGTCGTTTGAACCCTCTTGAATAGTCCATGAACCTCTTGTTCCATCAACTTCATTATCTCTTGTTTTAGTATTATTTAAATTTATATCCCCAGTGTATATATCTCTCCATTGTTTAGATGAAGAACCAAGATCATGTGTATCATCAGCAGCAGGTAATATGCTACCAGTTACATCAACACCACCAGATGTTGTTGCTAATTTTATACTGTTATCATAATAAAGATTAACTGCACCATTAGCGATGGCTTTTATCATATCTTCGCCAGTATATCTTTGAATGTAAACTCCATCATTACCTCTTAGATAAAGTCTACCAGTTCCAGTATCATCTATAAAAGAATGACTACCCTCATGATAAATTTCTAAATCACCACTATCACCAAAGATAGCTTTGTTATTATCAGCTAGTTTAATATCATGATTAAATATAGCTGTTCCAGCATCACTACCATCAAGAGTAAGCATAGTAATGTCAGAACTATTATCAGTACCTTTAAATATAATATCGGTATCATTAGCAGCTGCATCGATTGTAATATTACCTGATGAGGTTGTGATATTTACCGCTGCATCACCAGCTGTTATGTCATCTGCTGCTGAAGAAATACCTGCTTGAAAATATGTTTTAAACGTAGCGGCACTAGTCATTCTCATTGTGCCACCGTCATTGTGAAGAATACCGTCACCATCTGCAACTGCTGTAGTTCCTCTTGCAGTTCCACCATCTATTAAATTAATCTCTGCTGCTGTTGCAGTTACACCATCTAATATATTAAGCTCTGCTGCTGTTGATGTTACACCATCTAATATATTTAATTCTGCTGTTGTTGATGTTACTCCATCTAATATATTTAATTCTGCTGTTGTTGATGTTACACCATCTAATATATTAAGCTCTGCTGCTGTTGATGTTACACCATCTAATATATTTAATTCTGCTGTTGTTGATGTTACTCCATCTAATATATTTAATTCAGCTGCTGTTGATGTTACTGTTGTACTAGCTATTGATAAAGCATCTGTTTCTAAAGTTCCATCTACATCTACGTTTCCTGAAATATCTAGTGATCCTGCAATAAGTTGATCAACCTGTAAATCTTCATGGCTTGAACCTAGTTTTAATTCAAACTTAGGACCTGTTGTATTATAGGTAAACGTAGCATCATCACCGCTACCACCCTCTATCGTAATACCTGCACCATTAACAACTGCACCTGTGCTATTACCACTATCTAATACAATATTGTGGTCATTTAGATTTACAGTTGTTGAGTTTACAGTAGTTGTTGTTCCCGATACAGTTAAGTTACCTTCTAGTGTTACATTAGCACCACTAAATGTCATAGCAGTTGTAGTACCTGATTTTATAAGAAGTTCTCCACTATTATTTGTGGCACTACCAAAAGTTGTTCCTGCATCTTTAAAAAATATATCTCCACCATCTGCATCAAGAACAATGTCCGTAGTTGCATCAAGTGTAATAGTAGAACCAGAATCTATTTCTGCAATAACTGGTGTTGTTAATGTTTTATTTGTTAAAGTCTGTGTAGCTACAAGAGATACTAAAGTTGAATCAGCACCATCTGGTAATAACATAACATTTGTAACACCTGCAGAATGTGGCTGTGCCTTTATTTGTTGGCCATGTGAATTAGATTCACAATTAAATTGTATAGCACCTGAATTTGTATTACCTCTAACAGTTACATGCCCTGTACCATTAGGGGCTAATTCTAAATCTGCATTTGATGTAGTAACAATATCGTTACCATTCATATCAAGATTGCCACCTAATTGAGGTGTGCTATCATCTGCAACATTTGATAATGCAGAAGATGTAGCAAGCCCTGAAACTATTGATGATCTTGCAATTTTTTTAAGTCCACCACCTGAAGTATCTACTGCTAAAAATACATCATCATCAGCAACTGTAGATATTTCTGATAGTGAACCTACTGCTACTGAATTAAAGTTTGTACCATCTGCAATTAATAAATTACCTGCAGTGTTTGTACCCATGGTAATGTCATCACCAGATACTGTAAGATCTCCTGATATTGTTAAATTTCTAAAACCTGTTAAATCTTTATTAGAATCTACAATAACTGCTTTTGAGGCAGACACTGTTCCTGCTGTAATTCCATCAACTAAATTTAATTCCGCTGCTGTAGATGTAACACCATCTAAAATATTTAATTCAGCTGCTGTAGATGTAACACCATCTAAAATATTTAATTCAGCTGCTGTTGATGTAACACCATCTAAAATATTAAGTTCCGCCGCTGTAGATGTAACACCATCTAAAATATTAAGTTCAGCTGCTGTTGATGTAATTGCTGTACCATTTATAGCTAGTTTACTTGTTACAACATTGAAAGTACCGTTGTCTTCAATTCTTGCAACTTCTGTTCCATCTCTTTGTTGAAATATTAAATCTTTAGCATCAACAATTGGCTTAATAATTACATCACTAGATGAATTAGATATTCTTAAAATTTCTGTGCCACCATCTAAAAAATTAAAATCACCACCATCAGCATCAAATTTAATATCTCCTGGTGCATCTAAAGTTACATCTGTTGATCCGTTTAATACAAAATCAATGACAGTTGTGCCACCATCTTTTAAAGTTATATTAGCTCCATCTGCATCTAAAACTATGTCTCCTGATGAGTCTAAAGTAATGTCTGTGCCATCATTTGTAATTGTATCAAGAGCTATTGATCCAACGTTTGTAATATTAGCATCACTGAAATCAAGACTTCCTGTAACATCGAAGTCTCCACCAACAGACAAGTTTCCAGCAACTGTTGCGTTAGCACCACTAAAAGTTACAGCAGTAGTTGTACCTGATTTAATTATTAAATTTCCTGATGTGTTTGTAGCACTACCAAATGTTGTGCCACCATCTTTAAAAAATATATCTCCACCATCAGCGTCTAAAATAATATCTGATGGCCCATCTACAGTTATATCACCGCTAGACGTTGCAAGTGTAACTGCGGCATCACCTGTAGAAATATCGTCAGCAGCAACAGAAGTTGAAAATCCTGTATCAACAATGTTTGTTCCATCTGAAAATAATAATCTAGCTGCTTTATCAGTTGTACCAAAAGTTATACCTGTTCCTGATGCAGTTTTAAATTGTACAGTGTAGGCACCACTTGTACCATTTACCACAATGTAAACTTTTTCAATTGAGTCTGGAACAGTTACAATTTGATTACCTGTAATAGTTCCTGTTAGTTTTATAACTGCGTGTCTTGCAACAGATGTTGACTCAGTAGTATCACCGTCTGTAATTGATAAAGCTGTTGTTGCTGCACCGCCAGCAATAGATTTTTCTACATAACCAGCGATTGCTTTTTCTACAATTTGTAAGTTGGTATTAGTTTTATCCCCCCATGTACCGGCATTTTCGCCGGTTGCCATTAGTTCAATACCTAGATCTGAATAACTTGATGCCATAATTTAATTCCTTAAGGTGTTGGTGAGTTAACAGGGATTCTGACTGTTCCATCTGTATAGTCATCTCTTCGTCTTCTACCTATTTGTTCTCCTCCAAATTTTTGTACTTCTTGTTGATACTTTTGTTCGTATAATTGCAGCATGTCAGCTGGACCTTTTAGAAACCCATAAGTTTCTGCTAGGCAACAATATAGCAGACCATTTGGAAAATTTAAACTAATATAATTAGTATCATTGTCTTCCAATAAAGCTGGAGCTGCGTTGTAATGTATTTTGTAAGCAAATGTTGCACTTGGTGTTGGTGACACAATTATAGATCCAGAGTTTGATGAACTCTCTCCAGTTGCTCCTGTGTCTAACATAGCGTAATATTTTGGTGTCCCAGTAGATGTAGTTGCTGAAATATATTCTTCTAAAAATGTTAAATCTCTTTTTTCTAAGTATGTATTAGCACCAGTATATGTAGATCCAGTTGCAGTGTAAACCTGCACTGCTCTAATAAATACGGCTCCAGCTGGTACAGTCACAGTTCCTGTTCCAGATGTAAAATTACCTGTAGATGTTTTTCTATCTGCATCAATAGGCACATCTCTAAAAATTCTGTATTGTGCATTTAAAATAATATTTTCTAATACACTATCTGATAACACAGTAGAACTAACTTCTGTGTAACTTCTTATTTGTGTTTTTAATCCTGATGCACTTAATCCTGCCATATTACGCTGTCAATGTTGCTGGACCAGCCGAACAACTATTGCCTCCTCCTGATATACCACCTGTTGTAGCAGTGTTTGTGTCTACAGTAAAGTGATAGAAATCTGTTGTGTTTGCAATATTACCACTTGAAT